TTTCTGTTTTGGCGCTGCTGTAGCTTTCAATCTCAGGATTAAATACATCACCGTCTGGACAGTGGCGCTCAATGTTTTCTGCATAATCTAAAATTAACACATCATCTTTTTGTACTGACGGTCTTAGACCACGACCAATAACCTGCTGCAATAACCTTCCTGATTCAGTTGCTCTTAACAATGCAATGACATCGACATGAGGCGCATCAAAACCAACTGTTAACACTGATACATTAACTATATATTTAATCTGCTGGCTCTTAAACTTCTCTATGGTATCGCTGCGTTCTTTTGCTTTTGTCTTACCAGTAATTAACGCGCTCATTGCTGGCGGTAGGCTTGCTAGTATTTCTTCTGCATGTTGAATAGTTGCAGCAAAAAACATAACACCTTTTCTGTCTTTTGATTGCTCTATAACATCAGCTACAATTAAACTGGTTTTTCTGCCTTGGCCTTTGTATGCTCTATCAACATCATCTTTATTAAACTTACCCATTTTATTAACAGTCATACCAATAGTATCATAGTGACCGCTGTTAATTGCACCTATTAATGGTGGTGCTAAATATTTTTGGTCAATTAAATCTGGCGCACCTATCGTATAAACCTTTTTAACAAAATAAGCATTTTCACCTATTGCTTTATCTTCTTCATTCATCTGGTAAATGTACCCTGTTCCCATTCTGTAAGGTGTCGCAGTTGTACCAATTACTCTTAACTTTGGATTGCCTTCTTTTATTTTTTCAATAATAGCTTTTACTGTTGGCGTAATTAAGTCACATTCATCAATAATAATTGCACAGAATTTACCGCTAAATTGGTCTATCGAATTTAAAACCGTTAATGGTGTGCCGAAAACTACTGGATATTTTAAGCATCTACCACCAGCAGAAGCACTAAAGACACTGGCGTTTTCTCCAGTTTGCAGGTATTTGCTGCGGTTTTGTTTTACAAGCTCTGCACTAGGGGCGAGACACAAAACATTTTTCCCTCTGCTTAATTGGTGCAGTATCTTTGCAACCTCTGCAATAATCATGCTTTTGCCCGCGCCCGTTGCAGCTTCCAAAATACAACTATCAGTTGATGCTTTTACATGGTCAATAATTTTGTCAACCGCTGCTTGTTGATAAGTCCTTAACTTGTACATTTATTAATCTAAATGTTTTGAATTATCAAGGCCGGACAAATACAGCTTATAAAATTCTTTTAATTTAGGTAGTGTCTCTTCTATGAACTCGTGGTTTAACGGTATTTCTTCTAGTAATTCTGCGCCACTTGGAGTCCATTGGTAAAAATATGCTTTGGTTCTGCCGCTACATAACATTTCATATTGCACTTGGGCATAATAATATTGTTGTTGGCTCAACAGCTTAAAGTTTTTAACCGTTTTGTCATTTCTTAACCCATAAGGGCATTTTATTTCCACGATCCATTCATCGTCCACCAGTCCATCAGGTGAAGCGCCCAACCAATCTTCAAATTCGTGAAAACCTGTATGTTTTATATCCTTGCCGATTCTTAGCTTTAAATCTTCGATTGCCATCGGTTCAAAAAAGTTACCATGTTCCGTTGCCTTGTTACCCTCAAACTCATTAGCTTGCCCATGATAATCTCTTACCATATCTCGCAATACGTCTTGTGGTGACGACCAAGGGTTCATATTTAAGATAGCCCCAATTCTGCTACCAGTAATGCGGCCTGTCCTTTGATTGAACCATGCTGGTGTTCCTTGCTTGTTCATAGTGCTCTCCATACAAAAAAGCCCCGCCTAATGGCAGGGCTACTTATTAAAGTTTGTTAAAAGTCGATATCTTCATCGGCTGGTTTAGCTATCTTGCCTTTTGGTGAGACCGCGCACACCCAATTGCCTGAGCGTGTTTGCCCATCGTCGCCCGTCATTTCCCACACTTGCAACTTAAGTATCATTTGCTTGCCAGTTAATGACTTGGTAAGCATTGCATCATCTGGCTGTTCGCCACTTTTCAACAGTTTACCACCAGCATTACTGTCTATGGCTGCTAGCATTTTCTTAGCCTTATCGCTCGTCTTTTCATTGTCGTGCATAACCTTAATATTCTGAAAGATTTTGCGCTTTCCAAATTCATCAGGCGATAAAATAGTCCAAGCAATAGCGATATAATCACCGTTGTATTGATTGTTAGCCCATGCTGCACTGTCGATAACAGCAAGCACATCCGTGTTGTTAGGAATAGGATCAAAATTATTGCTCGCATCGAAAGTTGACTTTGACTCTATCGTTTTGTTGTCTGACGTTTCCCAAAAATTCATTATTTTGTTTCCTTTTTAAGTGATGGTATAAATTGTGTGAGTGGATTTGTGCCTATTTGCACTTCGATATCTTCTGTTATGCCGTATCTATTCTTGCTGATGTTGGCTGATGTTGCATAAGTAACCAGAACTCGCGTTCCGTCTGAGATTGCTTTCTTTCTATCGCCATCACCAGTTGTGAATGTTTGCAGCTTCATAAAACCAACCAAGTCGCAATCATCTATATAAGGCGCGACACTTTTCTTATGTAACCTTAACGTGTATCTGGTGTAAGCATCTTGGTCGGGTAGCTCTATTGTCTCTGTATCAGCATGACCAATAAAAACAATGTGCATATTTTTCTTTTCATTTAATATGCCAGCGGCCTTTCTCAATCTCTGATGCAAGCTGCCCACAGCTAACAAACCAGCGCCATAACCTCCCATTGCTTGATTAATGCTCGCTGGTTTTTTTGGGTCTGATTCCATAATGGATGTCACAAACAATCTGTCTAGCGCAGTGACACTATCAATAATAAGGGTCTCGTACTTGTGATCCTCTTTTATCAATGACGTTAATTGCTCCCATAGGTCTTTCGCGCTTTCCAAGACTGGAAACGCATCAGGTCGTGATTTTAAGGGGATTGATTGAAGTCCATCTTCTGCCCTGATAACAACAGGGTTGGGAAAAGATGCGGCTAGGCTTGTCTTACCTAAACCCGCATCACCACAAAGCGTAGCTATCACCGCTCTGTCCTTTGGTTTCTCTATATTCATATTTATTATCCTTCGTCATGGCGCTTTATTGCTAACCATGTTGACTATAATACACACTTCGCGTATGGTTGTCTACAGTCATTCACTAGGAGTCACAAAATGCTAACTAAAGACGGCGTAATAACAGAATTAAAAGGTAGAAATATATCTAAAGTGGCGCGAGAAGTTCAAGTCACTCGCTCTTATTTAAGTAACCTAGCAAATGGAGGGAGGAAACAGGTTTCGTGGGATATGATTAAAAAACTCAGCGATTATTTAGAGGCTACTAAATAATGATATATCATTCATTTATTGATGCGGGTTACCGCATCTTTGGACTGCATCCAATCGTTGACGGCAAGTGCGGTTGCAGAAATAAAGATTGTAAAGCTATCGGTAAACATCCTTTTGCCGCATCTTGGCAACATACCCCATTATGGAGTAACGACCAGATTCTAAAAATGGAGGAGGCGGGACAGTTCAAGACTGGCTATGGTGTTTTAGTTGATGGCTTATTAGTTATTGATGTTGATGCTAGAAATGGCGGGGTTAAGTCCTTTAAGAAGCTATTGAAAGATATCCCATCTTTGGCTGATTGCGGATTGGTAGTAAACACTGGTAGTGGCGGCGGTTCTCAACACCTATATTATAAGGTGAGCAATGATTTAGCGTTACAAGGAAAACATGACGATTATGAAGGGATTGATTTTAAATCATCAGGCTTTGTTGTCGGTATCGGCTCGCAACATAAATCAGGTGGCAGCTATGAAATAGCCAGCGGTTCGATAGATGATATCGCTGATGCGCCTGTAGAATTAGTAGATCTATTAAAAAAGACACATAAAAAACGGGTCTTACTGAACAATCAACAGATTGATGTGTCTGGTTCAGAAGTGGTGGAGATGTTGAGTTGCATAGATCCAGATTTAGAATATGATGTCTGGGTTAAGCTAGGCATGGCGATCCACGAAACCATGAATGGCGAGGGCTTTAGAATATGGGATGAATGGTCGGCAACAGGTAGCAAGTATGATGCCTCCGAAATGGAAAGCAAGTGGTTCTCTTTTGGTAAATCGCCAAGCCCTGTAGGTTTAGGCACTCTCTTATATTATGCTGAATTAGCGGGCTATAGTCGACCCGTAAGTTTTGACTCTAACGAACCATCCATTACTGATAAGCAAGACTTGAACGGGCTACCTTGCGACATATCCAACATTGATTTATTACGCCCACCTGAATTTGTGGGAGAGATAGCAGGATTTATTAATAGCCAATGCAGATACCCTCGTGAAAACTTAGCGGTTGGCGCTGCATTATCAGCAGTTGGTAATCTAATAGGGCTTAGATATCAAGATAATTATAGTAATGTAACATCTAACCTATTTACTTTTTGCGTAGCTGCATCAAGCACAGGTAAAGAAGCGGTGTTGCAAGCCTTTGGAGACATAGGCCGCGCCGCTGGCATTAATGCAGCCTCTCATGGCACGATAAAATCAGAACAAGAAATAACCCGTAATTTATTGCATCATCAAGCGGCTATTTATGCTCTGGATGAAGTAGGCATATTGTTACAAAAAATTGAGAACGCTTCTCGCTCTGGCTCTGCTAGTTACTTGGAAGGTGTAATCGGTTTATTAATGTCGGCCTACAGTAAGGCTAACAGCTATTTATTATTATCTGGTGATGTTAGACGAGATGCTGAAACCGTCTTAGTTAAAGAATTAACAGCCTGTATAGCCAAGGCCGAAACAGACACTAGTGGAAGATATGATAAGCGGGCTAGCCAGATACAACAAACGCTTGATAATTTATCTAGCGGTTTAGAACGACCGTTTTTATCTTTATTAGGCTTTACAACGCCTGAAACATTTTCGGGTTTAGTTACGAAATCATCTATTACTAATGGTTTTATTGGTCGGTCGCTACTGATAACCGAGAAAGAGACAAATCCGCGAGCTAAAAAACGGTTCAAGGCTGAACCGATGAGCGACATGTTAACGCATAAAATTAAGATGCTTTATTCGGCTGGTACATTCAGCTTGGATGAAGATGGGGGCAGGGTTGAATTTTACGGTAATAAAGTATCTATACCCTCTACTGATGATGCAATGGTATTATTGGATGATATAGAGAACTGGATACATTCCTATGCTGAAACGCATAAAGAATTATCAGGCTTAGAAGCTGCCATAAGACGAGGCTTTGAGTTAGTGTTGAAAATTAGCTTCATATTGGGCGCGCCGTCTGGATTGCGCACCTCTTATCATTGTCAATGGGCTTTTGCTATGGTGTATAAAGACATCAATGACAAGACTATGCTCGCTTTTGCAAACGATAACGCAAAATCAAAATCAAGCTCAGAAAGCGGGAGAGTATTAACCGCTAAAATCTTAGCTCAAATAGACAATAAAACAGGTGCTACTATTTCAACATTAGCTAACAGGCTGAGAAAACCAGTTAAGGACATAGAAGCCGCGCTTGAGCATTTAGGTTCACAGGTTATAATGAAATCGTCCACGCATAAAGGCAATGGTCAAACAGTTAATAAGTATTATTTAAAATAAGGTATTTAATTATGGCGGTAAAAAAAGATACTAAATTAGTTAAAGCGGGGGTAACGGGGTATAACAAGCCTAAGCGAATTAATCATAAAACCAAATCACATATTGTTGTTGCTAAGGTGGGAGAACAAACCAAAACCATCAGATTCGGTCAGGCAGGTGTTAGAGGTGCTGGAAAAAATCCAACTAGTCCAGCCGAAAAAGCTAGAAAGAAGTCGTTCAAAGCTAGACATGCTAAGAACATAGCGAAGGGTAAAATGAGCGCGGCATTTTGGTCAGATAAGGAAAAATGGTAGTCCTTGCATTAACTCGTGACCTTTGATATATATGGGGTTAGCAGTCTGTTGATTTGACTGTTAACCCTTTTTTTTACAGCACAATACACAATAATTGATCGGCATGTGTATCCTGTGTAGCCTCTTTAACCGCAACGGTTTAGAGCCAAAAACAAGGGAGCACAATACACATGAGTGTGTACGCTGTCGATGTAGGCGCGACAATGCCTAACAGCCAAAATCCGAGCACAATACACACTTTTGAAACCCTAAAGAGATAATTACATAATATAATATAATATAATATATAGATATTGTGTATCCTGTGTAACAAGTTATAAATCAATAACTTAGCAGAATACACATGTGTATTCTGCTGTGTATCCTGCCCTATCAATCCCCGTCAATCCCTTAGCTGTCAACGGTTCACGTTGTGTTCTTTATGTGTAAGCTGCTATTTTCTGCGGGCATAAAAAAGCCCGCATCTGCGGGCTATGGTGGTTTGTGGGTTCTTAGGCTAATTCTTGCTTCTTCATAGTTTTGCGAACTTGTCTTTTTAAGTTATCTGACAACTGCCAAAAACTGCGAAATGAGTTGCAAACCGATACATTTCTAAACTCTGCATCTTCCATTACTGCAGCCTTGGTCAATAGAAGGTCATCTGTCTCTATCGTGCCATCGTCATAACTTACATTCGCTAACGTGGGCAGGTCGTGGTAGATAACCTCATAAACATTATGTTTATCTGCTAGGGTTATGCTTTTTATTGATTTATAAGATTTCATTATTTTTCCCCTTGGTGAGGGCGGTAGCCCTCACATTGGCTTGGGCTGCTATCATAAACAAACAAACACTTCTCGTATGGCGATGATTGCGGCAACGGCTGCATGTCATCGGGCGGTAATAGAAAAAGGGCGCTTATTGCTAACACTGCTATGATTAATGGGTTCATCGTTATTTATCCTTTAAATCGAAGCTAATGGTAAACGCATCATCCATTTCTATGCTGTGCTTCTTATAAGTTGTCTTTTTATTTTTATAAATACGCTCGAAATATTGGGCTGTAGGGTAAGAAAATTCTCCATCTATCTCATAGCGGCCGTCCGCTTGAATAAGTTTTACTAGGTCATATTTGGTTAATTCTATTTTCATGGTTATTTATCCTTGTTGGTTGGTTGGTTGAAAGTCACACTGCAAAGCAAACTAATGGTTAACTTGCTTCACGCTGTGGCCTTATATAATATGCTTAACAAGGTTATCGATGAACGATTGTTCAACTACTCGCGCTTCATCACCTGCGGTGTACTTGTTGACGTGTCTCGTGGTGGTAGATGAGTACCATTGCTCCGTTTTGAATGCCCCCTCATGGTCATATCCTGCTACCGGTGTAGCATAGCTGTATAATACCGCTGTGCTACCCATATTTAATACGCTCATGTTACTGGCTATTTTAGATCTTTTCATTTTGTCTTCTCCTATTAAAATTCTTGAACCATAAAGTAATTATCTGGTCTACCCTTCCACACCTCAAGTACTGTTGTTTTTTGCTGTATTTCTTCTAAAGTCAAACTATATGCCTCTATCAACTCGTCCTCTGTGTACTCACTAAAATTGCACCGTAAGGAGATAGGGTCGAACATTACTGGTATGCCGGTAGGTTCTTCCTGCTTCTCCAGCCATTTAACCAGCGTATACGCGGCCTCGTGCGACCATTTGGCAGATTCATCGCTCAACAATTCTTCTATCGCTCGGACTACGCTTATTTCTTCTCTGTCATAATCAATCATCGTTATTTATCCTTTGAGTTGGGTGGTATGCATCTCTAATATCTCTTTCATATTGTAATTGTGCAAGTTCTGCACGGACTTTTATTTTGTGAAAATGTACAGTGGTCATACCCATGACGCCGCAGAGAAGAACAGCACTTATATATAGTATGAAATCCTCTCTTCTTTGTTTTTTCTTTTTTTCTTCGTCAAAATCAAACATAATCATTATCCTTGGTTAGTACTTAATAAAGATCAGAGGCCCAAACAAGTTTGGATCCCTTCAAAAACAATTCATCGCCTGTCTGATCATTCTCACAATAAAACGTTTTATCTTGCCTGTTATATTCACCACGCGTGAACATTGCACCCGATGTTGTTTTAACAAAGTGTGAACCCTCCCTAATGTCTTTAATGGCTCGTAGCCTCCAGTTTAGCGGTTCACAGTCTGTGGTATCAGCGGTAATCTTGAAAGCCTTGTACCCTTCCTCTTTCCACAAACTTCTTTGATCGTCCAGCTCTATCTGGCAATCAGCTTTCATACTAGCAGAGCAAAGCTGCTCAACTTCTCCTTCAATGTTTGTGGCTTGCAGTCTGTAATAGTCGTATATCATTGTTGTAACCCCTTGTTTAGTGTTCGTGCGCTAGCAAGTGCTCGCGTTTGAGATATTATACGCATAGTATAATTTTAATTGCAACAAATATCGTAATCTTTTTTTTAAAATGCGTTTGTGTGTTATAAATGGCTGCATATATATAGAGGTTAAGGGGGAAGAAATGGCCGCACGTAAGACGAAGAACCAAACGGAGAGAACTAAGGATTTAATCCGGTCAGGTCAGCTACTAAAAGTCCTTATGAATCATGCACTTAGTGATTCTGGTGACACCATGACAGCTAGCCAAGTTCAAGCAGCGAAGATACTTCTAGCGAAGACCAACCCTGACTTAAAAGCAGTTGAGGTCAAGGCCGAGACGGATAACACAGTTCGTATCACTTGGGGCAATGATAAGTAGTTATGGAGATACGCATCCCTTATACCCCGCGACCACTTCAACGGGCTTTACATGACAATTTAAAGCGTTTTTCAGTGGTAGTCTGCCATCGTCGTTTTGGCAAAACTGTCTTTGGAATCAATGAGTTAGTTAAGAAAGTGATGACCTGCCGTTACCCACAGCCTCGCGCTGTTTATCTGGCTCCACTACATAAGCAGGCCAAGGCCGTCGCTTGGGACATGCTCAAGGAATACACGAGAGTGATTCCGGGAACGGTGTTTAATGAATCAGAATTGCGTGCAGACTTTGCCAACGGTGGACGTATCACCTTGGCAGGTAGTGACAATCCAGACGGGTTAAGAGGGCTAGCCTTAGATGCTGTTGTGCTGGATGAGTTCTCGCAGATGTCACCGCGAGTCTTTACCGAGATACTAAGGCCAGCACTAAGCGATAGACTAGGCTCCTGTATCTTTATAGGTACACCGCAAGGGCATAACCAGTTCTATGACATGTACCAACATGCAGAGTCTAACAATGACTGGTTCGCAGTTACCCACAAAGCTAGTGAGACAGGGATAGTTGACCCTGAAGAATTGTTGAGCGCTCAGAATGCTATGACCCCTGAGCAGTACCAGCAGGAGTTTGAATGCTCGTGGTCTGCTGCTATACGTGGCGCTTACTATGGCAGCTTGATGGATGATGCAGAAGAACAGGGCAGAGTCACTAGCGTACCCTATGACCCTACAATGAAGGTGGTGACTAGCTGGGACTTAGGCATTAACGATAGTACGGTTGTCTGGTTCTGGCAGCTTGCACCGACCGAGATAAGAGCGATAGAGTGTATAGCTTTCCAATCTACCGGCCTACCTGACATCATTAAAGAGGTAGCCTCTAGACCCTATGACTACGATCAGCACATAGCCCCACATGATATAGCAGTACGCGAGCTAGGCAGTGGACTATCACGTAAACAGATAGCAGCAGGGTTAGGCGTACACTTCGATGTAGCCCCATCACAGTCAGTAGCCGATGGTATCAACGCGGTGCGTATGCTACTACCCAAAGTCTACTTTGATAAGGTTAAGTGCAAGGATGGCATAGAAGCATTAAAACTTTATAGGACAGAATTTGATGACAAGCGGCAAACATTCCGTAACAACCCTTTGCATGATTGGACTTCTGACTATACAGACTCAGTACGTTACTTTGCCATTACCACTAAGACCGGCACAAATGCACCTATTAAAAAAATTAGCTTTAAAGGATGGAGTAACAAATGATTGATCACGATGAAATGCTTATTGGTTTACAGGATAGTCAAGAAGCCGATAGCGATATGCGGAACCAAGCAAGAAGCGCACAGTTATTTGTAAATAAAAGGGATGGGCAGTGGGAACCAGAGTACTGGCAATCTAATGATAACAAGCCTCGGTATACCTTCGACCTAACAAGTCCTATTGTAGACCAAGTAACAGGCGCATTAGATATGGCAGATTTTGCTATAAATGTGTCACCCGCTGGTGGTGAAGCATCTAAAGAAACAGCAAAGATATTAAGCGGCCTAATACGTAACATTGAAAACATTAGTTACGCGACAGATATCTATAGTGCAGCAGCTAGAAACATGGTTACATCTGGATTAGATGGATGGAGAATAGTACATAAATATGTAGATAATGATTCGTTTAATCAAGATCTAGTAATAGAGCCGATCCATAATTACGTGGATAGAGTCTGGTTCGATGTTTCATCGGAAAAGCGGGATAGATCAGATGCCCGATTTGCTTTCGTATTAAGCGGGTTAAGCCCCAAAGATTATAAAAAGCAATACCCTAAAGGTTCAGGCCAGTCCGTATCAGAAGATAAGGCGGCATCAGCCTATTTTAATAAGCCAGACCTAATCATGGTAGGGGAGTATTATTTTATAGAGCAAGAAAAAAGCGATCTCATAATGATGTCGTCTGGACAAGTGTTTGAAGATAATGATGATTTCAACCTTATCCAAGATGAGCTTGCAATGATGGGTGTTACAGAAGTTAAACGCCGCACAAGAATGAAAGATACTGTATATGTTCGTAAGTTTGATGCACAAGACTGGCTAGGTAGTAAACAAAAGACTGTATTCTCAATGATACCTGTCATACCTACATACGGTAACTTTAGAAACATAGAAGATAAGACCATATACTTTGGCGTAGTAGAAAAGTTATATGACCCACAAAGAGTATTGAACTATTCATTGTCAAGAGAGATAGAAGAAGGCGCGCTAGCACCAAGAGCTAAGTATTGGATGACACCAAAACAAGCAAGTGGGCATGAAGATGAACTATCTACCATGAACACTAATACCGATCCTGTTCAATTCTTTAATGTAGATGAAGCAAATCCCGGAATTCCACAGCAAAACGGTGGGGCGCAAATAAATCCGGGATTGAGCCGAGTATCAGAAGGTATGCGTACCATGATCGGGCAATCTGCTGGGTTATTCGCTAGTAATATGGGGGATAATCCCGGATTACAGTCCGGTGTAGCCATTAAACAGTTACAGAATAAAGGCGATATTGGCACAATTAAATACTTTAAAGCTCAAGAAATAGCGATAGCAAGAACAGCTAAGATATTAGTAGATGCTATACCAAGCGTATATGACACACAAAGAGAAGTGTATCTGTTAAACGAAGATGGTAGCCAAGAAGTTGAAACATTAAACCAAGTTGTTATTGACCAGCAAACAGGGCAGCCCGTAACGCTGAATGATTTAACTATTGGCTCTTATGATGTTGTCTGTTCAAGTGGCGCTAGTTTCCAAAATAGGCAACAAGAAAGTAATGCGGCATTGCTAGAAATGGCACAGATAGATCCATCACTAATACAGATGTCTGGTGATGTAATGCTTAAAAACGTAGATGCTCCCGGAATGGACACATTGGCAGAACGTAAACGTCAACAACTGTTAAGCGCCGGAGCCATACCCGCAGAACAACAAACAGATGAAGAGCAACAAATGATGGCTCAACAGGCACAATCGGCAGGGCAACAACCTGATGCAATGATGGTGGCGGCACAGGCTGAAATGCAAAAAGCACAAGCGCAAAATGATAAGAACCAACTAGCTATGCAAAAAATGCAAATGGAAGCACAAATAAAGCAGCAATCCGCGCAAATGGATATGCAGCAACAGCAAATAACTTTAAGAGAAAACGAGTTTAAATTAATGCAGGCTCAAGAAAAACTGCAACTTGATAGAATGAAAATAGAAGCCGAGTTAAGCCTAAAAGCCGCAGAACTGGAACGCCTTGTCACTAAAGATAAGCGAGACTTTGCACTTGATGTTGCAGAGTTTGAAGATAAAACTTCTGAAAACCAAGCCGAAATAGTAGTTGTTACTAATGGAGAGTAACTGGCCTATGGTTGAAAGCACTTTGCTGTCCAAAGCTAGTTACACTAGCTCGTTAGCGACAGCTACCGCTTCCGCTTTAACTTTTACAGAGATTATTAGTGCTTTAGGCTTGCTTGCTTCACTATTAATTGCTGTATTTACGGCGTGGAGTAACCATAAAAAGAATGTAGCGGCTATAGAACTTAGTAGGTCGCAATTGCGTAAAAATGCAACACAAGAGTATGATGCCTAATATAATAGAAAAACAGTACGCGACTGATTCGTGATGATGATATCCGAGGGGATTTAAAAACCATGAGTGAACAAAAAGAAGTAGCAAATGCAGATGAAGTAGAAGAAATTCAACCGCTTGAGGATGAAGGCTTTAATGAAAATGTAAGCGAAGATATTCAAGAGGAAGAACCCGTTACTGCAACGGAACCAGAAAAGGTAGAGTTTAACGATGCGCAACAAGCAGAAGTTAATAAGATTGCAGCAGCTAAAGCGTTTGAAGCCCGCGAACAAAAGCGTAGGGCAGATGGCTTAGAGCAGCAATTAAATGACCTTCAAAAAGAAGCGAATAAGCAAACTAGACCAGAAGTTGCGGCAGTACCCGACCAGTATGATGATGATTATGCGGCTCAGTTACAAGCGCGTGACGAACAACTAATAGCGCAAGCAAGATTTGATGCTAACCAAAATGCGGCTTTTCAACAACAAGAGCAAGAAGCACAAAGGCAGCAACAAGAACAAATGAATGAGCTTAATACGAAAGCGGAAGCCTATCGTGTTAATGCTGTAAAGCAAGGCATTGACCCTTTACACCTAAACGAATCGGCTAAGATAGTTGGTAACTTTGGTTTAAGGCAAGATGTAGGCATGGAAATGTTGAGTGATGATAAAGGTTCTTTAATGACCATGTATCTAGCTCAAAATCCCCAAGCTATCGAGGCTTTAAACACAGCAAGTAATATTACTTTAGGTAGTGTTTACGCTGATATCAGAGAGAAAAGTAGCGCTCTTAGCAAGAAAACAACGTCAACACCAGATCCGGTGGAGACACAACGAGGTTCCGGCGTACCCGCTAAAGATAGAGGGCCGGTCGGAGCTACTTATACTTAGAACAAAAGGAAAAGTCACTCATGGCTAATGATTTTAGTAGTAACTTTACGCGACAATTAGCTCGCGTATTCTTAGAAAAATTCGACAGTGAACGTGTATTGTCTAAAAACGTAAACACTCAGTTGTTAACGGGTAAATTTAACCCTTCAACTGGTGATAAAGTAGACTTTAAACGCCCTACTGATTATGTTTCGGTACGTACTGCAACTGGTGATGTATCAGGCAAAACTGTTGATCCAATTATTACTGGTAAAGCAACAGGTACTGTTCAACCATACTTCACTTCTTTCGTTGATTACGATGAAGCTGACGAAGCGTTAAAAATGGATCAGTTAGACCAATTGCTTGCACCTATGGCAACACGTTTAAAAACTGATTTTGAGTTAGACTTTGCTGACTTTATGATGAAGAACACTGGCCTTGTTGCTGGTGTTGTTGGTACAGGTGTTTCTAAATGGGATCATATAGCAGAAGCAGGTAGCTTACTTGCCTCTACTGGTGTACCTCAAGATGGCGGCTGGTGCTATGCGGTTAATCCGTACACACAACGTGCATTAGCTTCTGAGCAGCGTTCTTTAGGTGTTAATCCTGAAGTAGCTTCTGCAAACTCAAGAGCTACTATTGCTGAAAACTTTGCTGGTATGAAAGTTATGTCGGCTACAACATTGTCAACTTACACAACTGGTTCTGGTTCTGACCGTGTAGGCGCAATTGTTAGTAACGCTCCAACACCAACGTACTCTGCTGCTAGAGACACAATGACGCAATCAATTCAAGTCACTGGTTTCCAAGCAAACTTACTTGTTGCTGCTGGTGAAACTCTAACTGTTACAGGTCGTAACCGTTTGAACCTTTCAACACGTAAGGTTATTCTTGATGAAACAGGTGCTACTATTTTGTTCTCAGGAACAGTAACAGCAGCCACCACGCTAAACGGTTCTGGTGTTGGTACTTTAATAATTACCGGCCCTGCTATCTTTGAAGCAACAGGTGCTTATAACACTGTTGATTCTGCATTGGCGATTGGTGATGTAGTAACACTAGGTGGGGCAGCTTCTAAAGTTATCCAGCCGAATATGTTCTGGAATAAGCAAGCGTTCTCAGTAGGTTCAGTACCTATGAAGAAACTTTACAGCACTGATACTGTTGCAACCACAGAAGATGGTTTGCAATTCCGTATTAGCCGTGGTGCTTCATTCTTAGCTAATGAGCAAAAGGTGCGTATTGATTTCCGCCCTGCTTATGGTGTGATGAACCCGTTCTTTGCTGGTCAAGGTTTCGGTAGATAAATAGATTGGGGCGGCTTCGGCTGCCCCTTTTTTTACTATAAGGAAAAAGTATCATGGAATTAATGAAAGCAAAAACTAAACCCAAAGCAAAAGTAAAAAAAAAAGACCTACCAAATACTAACGGTTTGTTTGTAATGTCTAAACCAAGCGGTGCAGAATTAGAAGTAAACCCTGATAGCGTAGAACACGCCCTATCAATCGGCTGGAAAAATACATAATGAAAAATGTAAATCATTACGACAAAGGCGGTAAGTTGTTCTCTGGCAAAACACACAAACATACTGACGGTACTGTAATGACAGGCGCTAAAATGGGAAAAACTTCCAAGCCTTTGCTTCATTATGGCGAGCTTAGTAACGCATCTAAAAAGAAAGCTAGAACTCAATGGTAAAGGAAACATTTTCATGGCAACAGTAGCGCAAGTAGCTAAAGCATCTTTGCAACGTATATTGGTGCAAGCAAGCGAGTCTGAATTAGAGCCAGACGAGTATCAGGACTTTATTTTTGCAATGAATAATTTTATGCTGTCTCTAGATGCCGATGGAGTTACACTTGGTTATACTGAGGTTGCTAACCTTGGTGATGAGGTAACTATTCCCACAGGTGCGTTACGTGGTTTAATAGCCAATATGTCCATAGAGGTTTCTCCAGACTATAACGGAACAGTCACGCCAGCTTTAATATCTTCCGCAACAGAAGGTATGAAGGTAATGCGGAAGATAGGACAACGTATACCAACGTCTTTTATGCCCTCTACTTTATCTATTGGATCAGGAAATGAAAATGACGATGAGGGATTAACTACTGGTTTCTACCCTAATAGAGAGGCTGAAATACTAGCGGAAACAACAGGCGCTATTGGCTTAGAGCAAAATACGAACAAAACTACATAGGTGATATGAATGTCTAACAGAGCAAACGGGCGTAAAAAAAGTCTATTCCCCGCACAAACAACGGTACTTACTAATGCAAGTATGGATTACTTTGTTAATGGTGTTAACTATAAAATACCTTACACAAACTTTGTATCGGGACTAGGTGTTACTGGCACTATCGTACAAGAAGGTGCTGTAAGTGGTACGCCTGTTTTAGACAAGCAAAACACTGTTAACAATATTAGAAACTTAGAAGCTGGCGCTGGTATTTATACTGCTGTTTCATCAGAAAACGGTATTACTATTAAGCATAACTTTACACAAGACACGACTGGCTCACCTGTTTTAATTAACCCAACTAACGCCAGCCCTGCTATTGCATCTATTGTGGCGGGTAGTGGGATATCGGTTACAGCTTCTAGTAATGCAATTACTATTGCTACTACTGGCGTAGCTAAAGCAAGTGATATTGTTATTGTTAGCGTATTAGCTGACTTACCTTCTGCTGTTGCAGGCGCTATAACTTTACTAGCCAATACAGAATATCAATTAATTCAAGATATTAATATTGCTGCTAATAGAATAATAATGGGTGACAACTGTATTTTAGCGGGTTTAGATCAAGGGCTAACCAGCCTGACTTACAGCGGCACAAGCGACATGATAACTTCCGCAGACAAGACATGCACAGTAAAAAACTTAACCCTAAGTTGTGCCAATGCCAGAGCATTTAAAATAACAGATACATCAGCCAAAACATTTAACCTTAACAGCGTGACTATTGCCACTTGTAATAAGATTGGATTATTTACATCAACTGCCAGCACTTATTTATTACAAAACTTTAGCAGCTTAATTACAGCGGCAGATGGTATGGAGTTTGTAGGTGCGTTTGATAGATTGGCTCATACTTATTCAACGGTTAATATGACAGCAGGCGCGGTCTACAATCTTGGTACTGCTTCCTTTAAATCTTTTCTTTCTGACAGTATTGTTTCAACATTAGCTTCTAACTCATTTTTTGTTAAGGGTGCTGCATCAAGCGCCAATATAGCGACAGGTCAATTAGGTAGTGTTAAGTCACCTTTTTTACTTGGCGGGGCAGCTAGTGCTGCTTTAAGTAATGTTTTACCTACAGATAAATCGTGGGAGTTTACAGGTGGTAACACCATTGCTGATACTAGAACTTCAAGCCTAGCAACACTACAAGGCAACTCTGCTGCAACAGTTATTGCGACAGCCGGAACACCTGTATTGATTGCTGGTGTATGGGTAGCAGGTGCCTCTTCACAAATGACAGCTACCACAGGCGGTAGAATCACGTACAACGGCTCCAAAGGCATTACCGCAACCATTGCAGGTCAAGTGTCTGTTGAGCCTGTCTCCGGCTCTACTGTCAACCTATTTGTCCAGCTAGCTCTCAACGGTACTGTTGTAGCAACTTCTAAAGTAACAGGCAGTGCAACAAGCGGTAAAAAAACTAGCATGACGTTATCGTATGCTCAAGCTCTTGTAGCAACAGACTATGTTGAACTCTATGTTAGTAATGTAGATTCCACGGTTAACCTGCTTGTATCAAGCGCCATCTTGAGGGCTAGTTAATGACTGCTGCAATATTACCTATTGCCAACGGATTTTATCTTAGCGACAGTTTGCCGATATCAGCCCAAGAATGTACAAACTGGTATCCTAACGTGGTGACGGTTCCAGCTTTATCCACCGAAACTTTGTTCGGAACCGCAGGAACAACACAGCTTGCTACTAGCGGCACAGTGTTAGAGCAGAACAGGGGCAGTCATACAATGGATGGCATACCTTACTTTATTAATGGTGATGCCTTATACCGCTTAAACGCAGACAATACACTTAGTAATTTAGGAGAGATAAGCGGTTCAGGCAGGGTGTCTTTAGCTGATAACGGTACACAGCTAATGATATTAATTCCTAGTGGCAGCGGTTATATTTTGACTGACAATCCACCTGTCTTAACTGAAATTACAGATACAGATTTTACGGCTAATGGCGCGCCTCAACAGGTTGTGTTTATAGATGGTTACTTTGCTATTACGACTAACACTAAAAAGTTTATTGTGTCTGCATTAAACAATGGCTTGTCTTATAACGCTTTAGACTTTGGAACAGCAGAAGCCGATCCAGATGATATTGTTGCTCCAATAGTATTTAACAATCAGTTATTTATTGGCGGTAGCGAAACAACAGAAGCCTTTCAAAACATTGGCGGTGCTGATTTTCCATTCCAGCGTTCTGGTTTGTTTTTAAGCAAAGGTATAAAAGCTCCATTCTCAGTGGTTGGCGCTAACGATACTTTTATGTTTATTGGCGGCGGAGAAAATGAAGCTCCAGCGATATGGGCGTTTGAAGGTAATAATTATATTAAAGTGTCCACAACCGCTATTGATTCTATTTTATCTACAGCTACTAATGAAGAAATAACCAATGCTTTTGCTTGGTCTTACGCTAAAAAAGGTGCATATTTTGTAGGCTTTTCTATTCCGTCTACCACCTTGGTGTTTGATGTTATTAGCGGCAGATGGCATGAAAGAAAGTCAAATGTAAACGGCGATACTATTCGTTCCCGTATTAACTCAGTTACCTCTGCTTATGGCTTAACCTTAGTGGGTGATTCTCAGGACGGTCGTATAGGTTCTTTAGATAACAATGTTTACACTGAATATGACAACGCTATTATTAGGCGCGTTGCTTCTCAACCGTTTCAAAACAATATGCAATCATTTACCGTTCCAAGCATTGAGCTAACAATGGAGTCAGGAGTAGGCAATAAAGCTGCTGTCAATCCACAGGTTATTATGGATATTAGCTCTGATGGCGGAAAGACATTTAAAGACGAGCGCGCAAGAAGTATTGGTAAAATAGGCGAATATAACAAGCGGTCTATATGGCGCAGAAATGGTCGTGTTGCACGATTTGATGTTTTTCGTTTTACGTTTTCCGAACCTGTTAAACCAGTTATTATTCAACTGACAGCGGATATTGTGTAATGAGATTAAATGCCTCACAACCTATAACAAATGATAATGGAGAAATGGAACAGACGTTTAGAAGCTGGGCCTTAGAAGTATCTAATAACCTACCTATCGTGGGTAAAGGTTCTCCAGAAAGCGTTTTAGAAGCTCCGCAATACAGCTTGTATATTGATGAAACAACGCCATTAAGTCCTGTTCAATACAGAAAAATGTTAGCTTCTGTTGGTGGTAACAGGACAAAAGGTTGGGCTGTAGTTTGATAATACAGCGTATTTATGACGTTGACTTTATTAAGTCTATAGCTGCAATGCCGGAATTTTTAAACAATGCAGAGGACGGAATGACTATAGACAAGTACCAACCAGACATGAGATCTGCATGGCTACTTATTACTGACAATAATGATATAATAGGATTGGCGCAGTTAAAACCTTTAAATTCTATTGTGTTAGAATTTCATCCACAGGTCTTTAAGAAGCATAGAGCCAAGTATAATAAAGCGTTTTTTTATGAAACATACAAATGGATATTAGTTAACGCCACTAAATATCAAAAGCTAAACGCAACAATACCTGTTGTGTACAAGCATTTAAAAAGGTTTGTATTGTCTGTAGGGTTTGTACTGGAAGGTGTAGATCGTAAGAGTTACATTAAAGACGGTATAGTGGTAGACAGGTGGATTTTTGGCATGACAAGAGAAGAATTAAAAGAGGCAATACAATGGACATGATCGATGAGATGTTTGGCGGCAACGAAACTGCTGCTCAAGAAGGTGCAAACTCAGCAGCTAAAAAGTACGTAGCTCAACAGGGTGAGCAAGCTCGGGATGATTTGTTAAAGTTATTTGGTGCTGGTGACGAAAATCGCAACATGGGTTATCAAGGCTCCTTAGATGTTATGGGTCAAGCTCTGCCACAGCAGTTGTCAGCTTTTCAACAAGGCAATACGGGTGCGCAGCAAACCATAATTAATTCTATGCCCCAATATGAAAATGCAATCATGGGTAGACCAGTAGATTATGATCAATTTCGCTCTCAACGTATCGCTGTAGATCCATCTTACATGCAACAAGATTTACCCCCGTTTATTACTAATAATAACATTGGGTTGAGGCAGCCGGAACAAGGAACAGGTTTAACACCTGACCAGTTAACACCTGAACAAATGTCTGCCATCATAGCTCAAACCGCACAAGGAGGCATGTAATGGTATCTATTGTTAAACCATTAGACCGTCAAAATAAAGGCCCTTTTAATCCTCCTGCTCTTAACGTAGGCACTAATTCTGTTGTCACTTCTGGTCGTCCACTTGCACCAGCAATGACCGCTGAATCTTTATATGGAACTATTGGTAGGCAAGGTGAGCAAGCAGGTTTAGATTATTGGAATAATGAGATTGCTACACGCGGTATTGATGCTGTAAGACAGTCTTTTGCAGCAGCAGGGCAGAACACAGATGCTATCACTACAGCAGTAAACAGTGGCTTTTACGATACAGGCTATCAAACAGGTGGCACTGGATATCAAGCAGGAGGAATTATTAATCCTAGCGCATACGCACAAAACCTTGGTGCTGATGCAAATGTGTTAAACACTAATTATGATATGTATGATACTCGCGGGCAGGCAGCAGAAGATGCTGCAAGGTCTGGAGAGCCTAGAATTGGACTGTTAGGATCGGAAGATGCGTTACAATCTGGTTTAAATGCTGGTGTTACCGCTGTAACACAAGGTGTAAATACAGGTAGGTCAGACATTGGAACAGGTGTTAACACAGGCCGAGCAGATATTGGGGCAGGTGTTAATACAGGCAGGGCAGATATTGGCGCAGGTATAAATTATTTTAACAACTACACTGGTCAAGGTAACGCAGCTTTAAATTTAATGGGCGCACAATCAGGCGCACAAGGACAAGCGGCACAACAAGCAGCTTTTAACAATTACAACATGTCTCCTGAACAACAATATTTAAGAGAGCAAGGAGAGCGATCTGTCCTGCGTAACGCAGCAGCAACAGGTGGTTTAGGTGGCGGTAATGTTCAGCAAGAATTACAACGTCAAGCCATAGGCTTGGCACAACAAGATTATGCCAACCAATATAATCGTCTTGGAGGGTTATCTGATCTTGGTATGCAAGGTTCAGCGGCACAAGCAGGATTGCAAAGTGAGCTAGGAAACATGTCTTATCAAGGTGGAAATGCCTTGGGCAACATGTCCTACGGCGGAGGTCAGGCTTTAGGAACTCTAGCTTATAAAGGTGGTTCTGAGGTTGGTAATATGGCTTATGGAACAGGCAACGCATTGTCAGCAGGCCGAACCAGAGCAGGAGAACTTATTGGACAAAATGTTAATAATACCGCTAGTGCGCTATCAACTCTTATTAATCAACAAGGTGCGGGAGTAGGAGACACAGTTGGCGCTGGTTCAGGTAACATAGCTACTATTCTTCAAACTGCTGGCACGCAAATGGGATTAAGCCAACAACAAATAGCTCAGTTATTAGCTGGTGTACAAACGTCAATGGGCGCTCAAGTGGCTGGATTGCCTGCGGTTGGTCAGAATAGCAGCGGCATGGACAATCTTGGTAAAATGGCAGAGACAGCAGCAACGGTTTACGCCGCAAGTGACAAAAGACTTAAGACTAACATTGTAAAAGTTGGTGTAATTGGCAGGCACAATTTGTATACATGGGATTGGACAGAAAAAGGATCTGAAATTGCAGATCCTCAACAACCTAGAATTGGCGTGATGGCTCAAGAAGCTATGAAGTTAAACCCCGAAGCAGTAGTAATGGGTGATCATGGCTACTTACAAGTTAAATATTCGGAGTTAACATAATGGCTTATCAAAGTCCTGAAAACGCACAAAAACTTAGAGATATTTCTCGGCAAGCAACTAATAATGCAGATCCCGCTAGATCACTTATGGGCGGCAACAATTCTATGGCTTCTGGATCTGGTCAGACAGCTTATCCTACTAATGCTTCGGCAGGCGTTAAAGACACAAGTATGTCAAAAGACAAAATTGTAAGGATGCTCCAAGGTTTTGCTGCGGGTACTAGGGGCGAAGGCTTAGAGTTTGTTACACAGATGAACAAACAGGATAAAATGCTAAGTCAAGAAAGAAAACAAGCTGCTCTTGCAGACTTATCTCAAGTTGGCAATATGCTTAATAACGGCTACACAATGGATGCCGAGCAACTGTTAGTTAACCGATTGACATCCATAGAAAAACTAGGTGGAGATACAAGTCATACTCGTAACTTGCTTGACATTGTTCGCAAGGGAGACATTAAGAAAGCCACAACTATTGTTAATGGCGAGCTAAACAAAGCCTATATGATGGATGTGTTAAAACGACCACCATCTACAGATAAAAGTATGACGGACTACCAAAGAGAAACGCTGAAAATAAGCAAAGATAATAAAAAACAAAGTCAACAAAAAAGTCAACAAACAAGCAAGGGAAGGAGCGACATGGCACGAGGGTTAGTAATGAATGCCTTCGGTCTAAGCGGAAAGGAGGCATTAAAAACTATAGACACAGATCAAGGTGATGCCATGGCTTTTGTTCTTTCATCCTTAGACAAGTCACAAAAAAATGGTTTAAGCGCTTTTGAGGCTCGCCAAAAAGCTGAAGAAACTTTGGCTGCAAATGTATATAGACCCAAAGTTGAAAAGGAGTTTACGAAATATTCAACTTGGGGTGATCAAGATCCTGTTTTTAGGGTGGGAGGAGCACCTACGTCAGGAAAAGGAGCACCTACGTCAGGAGAAGGAGATGACGATCAGGTATTCGACGTGAAAGTAGTAAACAAAGGTAACTGATGGCAACTTACGAAGCAACAAATAAAAGCGGTCTAACTATTCAATTTGATAAAAATGGGGCTGCGCCTACGCAAGAGCAAACAGCGAAAGCCTTTAATGCTTATTACGCTTCTCAAGCTACAACCGAACAAGAAGAGTCACAGCCGTTAGTAAGCGAAGAACCATTAAGACCTGCGGAAGATTATACTGACCCTGAACAAGGTTACGGTTTTTTTAATCGTACACCTGATTCTAAAACGGAAGATACGCCTGATGAATTTAGGTACGGTTACGCAAGAGGTGAAGGGAAACGATTAACTAAACTTGGCTTGAATAAACTGGAGCAAAACTATCCTAATGCTGTTCAAAGCACAGTTGCTAAAAGAGAATTAAGAGATACGGGTAGCTTTATTGACCAGTTAAAACTTAAACCTTTAGACGAAAAAATTGCTAATGCTTCGCCAGAAGAAATCAGGCTAATGCAAAATGAAGCAGAAGATAAACGATTAAGAGAACAGTACCCTGACATATATGCTAACAATTTACAGGATAGTGGCACTGCTATGGCGGGTGAGGTTTTAAGTAGCCTTGTAGATCCTACTACTTTGCTACCTGTTGGTGGAAGCAGTAAATTAGCACAAGCAGCAATAGGAGGTGTAACAGCAGGAACTTATTCAGCAGCTTCACAAGACCAAGCAACAGGTGAAATAGACCCTGAAAAAACTGCTATCGCTGCGTTAGGAGGTAGTGTTTTATCCCCTCTTATAATCAAAGGATTTCAAAAAGTTGGCGAGAAACTAGCTACAGCCAAGAACAAAAGAGAAGTTATTGCCAATAACATGATTGGCGAAGATGTAAAAAAATACATACAAGAAGTTAAAGCATCAGATGATTTTGCACAAGGTATATTAAAAGAAGATGATTTATTACCATTAGCCGCTGCGGAATTTAAAGAGGTATTAGCTCAACGCTTACCCAAGGTTGTGCCCGAAGAAAGGTTATCGCAGCTTGGCGTGGAAACTGGCAATGATGCGGGATGGTTGCCAACTATAAGGCAAAGTCCAGAAGAGGCTCAGTTTGCTGTCCTTCAAAGAGCGCAAGAGAAAGGAAACTACGTTCCTCCTAAAGACCTTAACAAACCTAGCCCTTGGGTAAAATTAACACACATTTTATCTACAAGAATTAGAGACATAGACGAAGCTATGGGCTATGGTTTACGGGCGTATGATATGCGTGTGTCTGCCAATACCCATGCCGCACAAAAAGAGGTTGAACCTTTTGCTAGGATGGTAACAAAAGCAACTGACGATATGCCAGAGGAAGCAGTAACACGTTTAAACAAACATCTTTTTAATGGCGAGTTCAAACAAGCTGCTGGCATGTTAGGTCGCTATGGTGATGCTAACAGCGCAATATCTAAAGTAGAGTCTTACTTAGCTACAAAATATACGGAGCTAAAAGATGCTGGCTACAAAGACTTAGGACAAATAGACAATTATTTTCCACGGAAAGTTAAAGACTACGATGGTCTAAGTTTGGCGCTAGGAAAAAATAATGCGGGTGAATCGATAATTCAAAAAGCAAATACAGCTAAACTTCTTGAACTGAACAAGCTACGGAAAAGCGAAGGTAAGCCAGAAGCATTGGAGTTAAGTAATGCTGAAAAAAACGATGTAATCAATAAAGTTGTACAGTCCAGAATGAACTCAAGGGGAGGCTCTGGCAAGTTAACGCAAACACAAAAACGCGCTATTACAGAAGTGCCAGAAGAGTTAGCAAAATTTTACGAGAGTCCTGTTGATTCTTTGTTTAGATACATAAGAAGCACAGAAGAAAAAATTGCAAAAGGAAAGTTTTTTGGTGAGAGCGCAACAACAAAGCCTGACGTGGATGGTTCTTTGCAACCTAACCAATTAGATATTGACTTGTCTGTTAACAAGATAGTAGCAAAAGCTAACAAAGACAATGACTTGAGTAACGCAGAGCTAGACGATTTAACTAATTTGTTAATGACTAGATTTGT